ATACGAAGGTAAGAATATTTTAATTGTAGACGACATCAATGATACAGGTGCTACATTTAATTGGATTACAAAAGACTGGCAAGCAGGATGCTTGCCATATGACAACAAATGGCAAAATGTATGGAACAATAACGTTCGCTTTGCTACACTAACAGACAACTTAGCTAGTGAATTCACAGAGCATTGTGCTTACACTTGTCACGAAATTAACAAATCAGAAGAGGATGTATGGCTAGTATATCCCTGGGAATGTGTAGGTCAGTATCTATAATGCTTATTAATTTTTTTAAAAAAAGCTACAATACTGACCGAACAGCATTTTATGCAGAAATAACCGAAACTGTATTACTAGTTGCAGCTAGTGCAGTATTAAGTTTTACCATTCTTAATCCTGCTACTCAAATCTTTGTACCATTGTATTTGATTGGTAGTTGTTTAGGAATGTTTAGTACCTGGCGTAGAGGAAGTAGTGCCTTTCTAATGTGCTGTTGGTTTACCTTAATGAATATATGGGCACTAATACAACTAATTACAAACTAAAGGAGAAAGTAATGAAAGAACAATTAGTCAAAGCAGCTAGAATGCACGCCGAAGGTGAACTAGAACGTGCAAAAACCAACATCATGGTGTATATGCATCAAAGTGTAGGCATAGGCGAGCATAGCGATATTGTTGAAGCTATACAATGCGAGCTCGACACTATGGCAGCAGCAAGTGATCGTATTGAAATGCTTGATACACATTTTACATAATTACTTGACATACTGTTTAAGTAATGTTATTATATAAATATAGACAGACATCCTCGTCTATAACTCGGAGAATTAAATGAAAACTAAATTTGAACAAATAAAGTCCCGCCTCGAAGAAGAAAATATTCGCTACTGGGCGGGCGACAATATTAGCGAAGTATTAAAAAAAGGTGACAAGGAAGAACTTATTGAAAATGCTACTGTAGCATTTGAAGGTGTTCTTGATGCATTAGTCATTGATCGTATTAACGATCCTAATTCAAAAGGTACAGCTAAACGTCTTGCTAAAATGTACTATAATGAACTAATGCAAGGACGTTATGATCCTATTCCTAATGCGACAGCATTTCCAAATGATAGCGATGATCGTTATGAAGGTATGCTAGTTGTACGAAGTGAATTAAGAAGTATGTGCTCTCATCATCACCAACCAGTTGCAGGAGTTGCATACATCGGTATTATTGCAGCCGATAAACTAATCGGTCTAAGTAAGTACACACGTATTGCACAATGGTGTGCAAGACGTGGAACGCTACAAGAAGAACTTAACAATGTTATTGCAGACGAAATTCAACATGCAACAGGTACAGAAAACCTAGGTGTTTATGTTCAAGCAACACACGGTTGTTGTGAAAACAGAGGTATTATGGCACATAGTAGTTTAACACAAACTACAGTATTACGTGGTGCATTTATGGATGATCCAAGCACTAAGAAAGAATTCTTTGATAATATTAAGCTACAGCAGGAGTATTCTAAATGAGCGAAGGTCCTTTTAAGTCAGCGTTCGAAGCTGATACTACTGGTGTTGTGCGTAGAGAGATTGTAACATATCGTATGCGTAACGGCACTATGATCAAAGAGTCAGCAAGCCGAGACTATTACGACAGTGGCGACTATCATGACTCACAAAATTTTCAGCCATTGGTAGTACGCTAATGAAGTTGCGTTATAGCGAAGCATTCTATTCAGTACAAGGCGAAGGCCGTTACGTAGGAGTACCAAGTTTATTCCTACGTACATTTGGTTGTAATTTTCGTTGTATGAATTTTGGGCTAGGTAAAAATGAGCCAATGCGTGACGAAAAACAAAAACAAGGCATACGTTACAATCCTGAAGTGCAAGATCTAATAAATAAAGGTGTACACGAAACAACAGAAAAGTTTACTGATTTGCCTATTATTCATACAGGATGTGACACTTATGCAAGTATCTATCCTGAGTTTAAGCACTTTAATCGACTTGCNGAAGTTGACGAAGTAGTNGAGCATATGTTGAGTCTTCTTCCTGAAGGTAAGTGGACAATGGATAATGGTCAAGACGTACATTTGATCATGACAGGCGGAGAGCCGTTGTTAGGTTGGCAACGACTTTATGTTGAACTATTTGAACATCCGCGTATGCAGGACTTGAAGAATGTTACATTTGAAACAAATACTACGCAGCTATTACACGATGATTTGTTTGACTATCTCAATGATCAAGACAGATTCCAGGTCACTTGGAGTTGTTCCCCAAAACTTAGTGTTAGCGGAGAACCTTGGGAAACTGCTATTAAACCTAATGTGGCTTACGAATATAGTCTTGTTGACGGTAGTAACATTTATCTTAAGTTTGTTGTCGCTGATAAAGATGATATTGACGAAGTTGGTCGAGCTGTTGAAGCTTATACAGAAGCCGGTGTCCATTGTCCGGTATATTGCATGCCTCTTGGTGGAAGAAGTGAAGAATACAATCTTAATGTCGCAGAAGTTGCACATGTCTGTATGGAACGGGGATGGAGATTCACCCCTCGATTGCACATCAGTCTCTTCGGTAACGCATGGGGAACTTAGAAAGTATAAAAATGAACAACACCGAAAAGCGATGCAAGCAACAATTAATATTGAAAAATTAAGGAATAGCGGATTATGAAAAAGTTTTTAAAAGACATTACAGGTATTACTGCTAAAGAAGAAGAGCTTGCAGCAGAAAAAGCACATATTGCCAACGAAGAAGAGAAACTGTTGCAGAAAACAGATCCTAAAGCGTATGCAACACGTAAAAAACAACCCTGGGTAAATGTGCTTGACATGCAAGTAAACGAAGATAACATTAGAAATGGATTCTTCGAGCTTGACTGGAATGATTATTTCATTACAGAACTTATTCAAAATGGTTATGGAGAGGAATCAGACCCTCAAGAAGAAACAGTCGATCGATGGTTTAGAGACATTGTATATAACATGCTATCTGACGAAGGAATGGATACTGATAGAGGTGCAGGTTATATTAATGTTGTGCCTCTTGAACAAGGCAAAAGTGAAGTTTCATGAAGGTCCGTATAGGGCCATATCGTAAGAATCGTGCTACAAGAGTTGAAATAGAACCATACGATACTTGGAGTATGGATTGTACACTTGCTATGATTATTCATCCTATGCTTGTGCAGCTCAAAGCAACCACACATGATTATCCCGGGAGCCTTACTGAAGAACGCTGGAATGAAATACTGGATGAAATGATCTGGGCGTTCGAAAATAAGTCAAAAGGAATAGATGCTGGAGATATGTGCGCTGATAAATGCTCAAACTTTGGTGATCCAGTATGCAAGGCATGTCTGAAAGAAACACAAGAACGTATGACAGATGCATTTAAACTGTTTGGCGAACACTACGAGAGCTTGTGGGATTAATAACGGTTGACTAATTGTATATAATCGTATATAATCGTATATATAAACAACAATAGGCAAACTAATGGCAACTTATATTCTTGTAGACACAGCTAACACATTTTTTCGTGCAAGGCACGTGGTGCGTGGCGATATTGACACAAAAGTAGGCATGGCACTACATATTACACTTGCAGGTGTTAAAAAAGCTTGGAAAGACTTTAATGCAGATCATGTTGTGTTCTGTTTAGAAGGTCGCAGCTGGCGTAAAGACTATTACGAGCCTTACAAACGCAATAGGCAAGTTGCACGTGATAAAATGACTGTAACTGAAAGTGAAGAAGATACAGCGTTTTGGGAGATCTTTGATGAGTTTAAAGACTTTGTAAGTACAAAGACTAACTGTACTGTAATGCAACACAAACAACTAGAAGCAGATGATCTTATTGCAGGCTGGATACAAGCACATCCTAATGATAATCATGTTATTATTAGTACAGATGGCGACTTTGCACAACTTATTTCACCTAATGTAAAGCAGTATAATGGCATACAAAATGTTATTATCACACACGAAGGTTATTTTGATGATAAAAAACTAGAACCGGTTATTGATAAGAAAACTAAAGAACCTAAGGCAGCACCGGACCCGTCGTTTATGTTGTTTGAAAAATGTATGAGAGGTGATACAAGTGATAACGTGTTTAGTGCTTATCCAGGTGTACGCAAGAAAGGTACAAAAAACAAAGTTGGACTTATTGAAGCATTTGCTGACAAAGATACAAAAGGCTATAATTGGAATAACATGATGCTACAACGTTGGGTAGATCACGAAGGCGTAGAACATCGTGTGTTAGATGACTATCAACGTAATGTTGTATTGTGTGATTTAGCTGCACAGCCCGGCAACATTAGAAGTATTATAAATGATGTTATTGAAGAACATATGACTCCTAAAGAAGTTACACAAGTCGGTATGCGACTTATGAAATTTTGTGCTAAGTGGGATATGCAACGTATTTCAGACCAAGCAGCACAATTTGCAGAACCATTACAAGCAAGGTACCCAGTATGAATATAAAAGCAAAAACAGTTTTAGAAAATAAATTTTGGATTGTTGAGCAAGAAGGACAACGTATCGGAACTATTACAAAGCAAGACGATAGTTTTATACTATCACAAAAAGGCAATGTATCGTTTTATAAAGACGAATTACATATTAATAAAACATTTGGTAATAATTTTTTAACTACTACGGTTCGACATGCCGATGATCAATCTGAATATAATATACATGGGTTTCCAACAAAAGGAAAACCATATAATGTGGTATTTGATATTTCAAACAAATTACCACTATTTACAAAAGGTGAAAAGTCAAAAAGTGTATATTGTGCAGGGTACTATATTATTAAATTTAATGTAATATGGTTAAAAAGTTTTTGTCCAAAATTAATTACAATTGAACAAAATAATTACCGCGGGCCATTTAAGACTTCAATTGAAATGAAAGCAGAACTTAAACATGCACAATCAGCCGATAAACACTAATCCAATAATACAGTTTATACAGCAGGTTAATTCTGCTGACTTATCAAATCAACAAGAAGTTAGATTAACAATAAACAATGCAAAAATACTTGCATATAGCTTAGGAATTGTTATGGCTCGTCTTGAAGGAGATCTTGAAAGACTAGTAATCGAGTCAAAAAAAGACTCAGATGAGATTATTGATTTAAGAATCGACCAGGGCGGTAACTGGTAAAGATAAATATATGCGTAGTTTATTAAAGGAATTATACATATGAGTAGACCTAAGCCTGTAGTAAGATTAGAATTTACTAATAAAACAACCTATAAATGCGAACAAGTATTAGATGCAGAAGCTATATGGGCCGTATTTTATCAAGGTTCTGCGTTTAATTTAAAAAGTAGTAATGCATTAACTAGTTATCCTGGCCCAAAATACAAAAAAACAAGTTTTTCAAACCCTGGACATGCATTTAATCTTTCAAAAAAATTAAATGAAATGTTTAAGACAGATGAGTTCCGTGTAGTTAAACTAACTACTGGTGAAGAACTAAATGACCAATAAAATTGTATATACGAAAATTTTTTTGCAGCAACTTGACGAACCAATAAACACTGCTACAGTTGACGATTACATTCATCGATGGTGGCAAAATACCCGTAGTAAAGAAAGCGGCGGATTAAGATTAACTGAGGAAGGATTTGATTTATTAAAAAAAATTGATATTTCAGTATATGAAATAACATTTCCTCCTGACATGCCATTTACTACTAAAACTATTATATTCTTAGATAAATTTATTGAATGCCCGTACTATATAACTAAAAGTAGTATCTTTGTAACTGATCAAAAAAAATCTATTGAATTAACTCTATTTTCTGGCGATATTCGCAAGTACGGAATAGCTAAAGCATTATCAAAATCTCGAAATAATTTGTAAACTATTGATATCAAACAGTTTTATATTTTATAAAATGGTTGACACTTGGTGTCATCTAATGCTATTATACTTTATAGACACTTAACATAGAGGATAACAAATGTCTGAGAATACACGCACTATTAGTCCAAATAAAGCAAAGAAAAGCTTAACTCATGCAATGAAGAAAAAGCGTCCAGTGTTTATGTGGGGGCCGCCAGGTATTGGTAAATCTGATATTGTTGCTCAGGTTACTAATACGTTTTCAAACAGTCATCTTATTGATATTCGTTTGAGCCTTTGGGATCCTACTGACATTAAAGGCATTCCATACTTTGACTCAAATATTGGTAAAATGGTGTGGGGCGCACCAAATGAATTGCCAGATGATGAAATGGCAAAACAATATGACAATATTGTATTGTTTTTAGATGAAATGAACTCGGCTCCTCCTGCTGTACAAGCGGCTGCGTATCAACTTATTCTCAACCGTCGAGTTGGACAATATAAATTACCTGACAATGTTATCATTGTTGCTGCCGGTAACAGAGAAGGCGATAAAGGTGTAACCTATCGCATGCCTGCTCCGCTTGCTAATCGCTTTGTTCATATTGAACTTACTGTTGAGTTTAATGATTGGTTTGATTGGGCTGTTGATAATAAGATTCATAAAGATGTAGTTGGCTACATGCAGTTTAGCAAAAAAGATTTGTATGACTATAATCCTCGTACATCAAGTCGTTCGTTTGCAACTCCACGTTCATGGACCTTTGTAAGTGAATTGTTAGACGATGATTTGGATACCGAGACTACAACTGATTTAGTCTCTGGTGCTGTTGGCGAAGGATTAGCAATTAAATTTCTTGCTCACCGCAAAGTTGCTGCTGATATGCCTGATCCAACTGACGTACTGTCAGGCAAAGTAAAAGAGCTTAGAACTAAAGAAATTAGTGCTATGTATTCTTTGACTGTTTCATTGTGCTATGAATTAAAAGAAGCTGACGAAAAAGGTGATAAAAAGTTTGACTCTATGGTGAATAATTTTTTAAGATTCTCTATGGATAACTTTGAAACTGAACTAGTTGTAATGGGTATTAAACTAGCTCTAACGCAATATAGCTTGCCAATTGATCCGGATGAAGTTGAGTGCTTTGATGAATTTCATGAGAGGTTTGGCAGATATATCAAAGCTGCACAGGCATCTTAATAAATACAAATGTGGCATTACTAAATGCCACATTTCCACTTGACTTCTTTGTAAAATATGCTATATTAAATTATAGTTAGCAAACAAAAAGGACTACAAAATGGCCGTAAAAGTTCCTTCAACTAAGACTAAACAATGGGCACCTGATCCTAATATTACAGATGTAGAATTAGAGGAAATGCGTAAAGAAGTATACGATAGGATAATTGTTGCAAGAGTTGGATTGTTGTTACGGCATCCGTTTTTTGGAAACATGGCTACTCGACTTCGTATTGTAGCTGCTGACGATTGGTGTGTAACTGCTGCTGTCGACGGCAAGTTTATGTACTTTAATACACAATTTTTTAATGCACTATCAAATAAAGAAATTGAATTTGTTATTGCACACGAAATTCTACATTGTGTGTTTGATCATTTGGAAAGACGTACATGGCAAGGTAGAGAACTTCATGCTCTACTTTCTAATATTGCTCAAGATTATATTATTAATAATTTGCTAGTTAGAGATCGTATTGGTGCTAATCCAAGTATTGTGCAATGCTACCAAGATTTTAAATATGACAAATGGACTAGCGAAGAAGTATACGACGATTTATTTGATAAGGTTAAGAAACAAGGTCAAGAAATACTAGACAAACTTGGCGAACTACTTGATGAACATTTGGAATTAGACGGTGATGGCGACAGTGAAGACAGCGACGGCAAGTCAGGATCTAGCAGGCCTAAATACAGCAAAGATGAACTTGAACAGATACGCAATGATGTAAAAGACGGAATGATTCAAGCTGCACAGAGTGCTGGTGCAGGTAATACACCTGCTGAAGTACAGCGTTTAATTAAAGATCTAACAGAGCCAAAAATGAATTGGCGTGAGCTTATTAGACAAGAAATAAAAAGTACTATAAATCATGATTATACTTTTATAAATCCTAATCGCAAAAGTCAAATGACTGGTGCAGTTCTTCCAGGTATGAATCTACTAGATACAATTGATTTAGTTATGAGCATGGATATGAGTGGATCAATTGGTGATATACAGGCCAAAGATATGATATCTGAAGTTAAAGGTATTATGGAAGAATTTACTGGTTACAATATTAAACTATGGTGCTTCGATACTAGGGTTTATAATGAACAAGACTTTAGTTCAGACGGCGGCGAAGACTTATTAGATTACGAAGTTATCGGTGGCGGCGGCACAGACTTTGACTGTAACTGGAAATACATGAAGGAAAATGATATTGTTCCTAAAAAGTTTATCATGTTTACAGACGGGTATCCTTGGGATAGCTGGGGAGATCCAGACTATTGCGATACACTATTTATTATTCATGATCATGCTGATAAAAATCTTGAAGCACCATTTGGGTTAACTGCTCATTATGATGAAGCTTAAAAAAGTTAATCCGTTAAATGTTTTTAAAGTAAGGAGAGCAGAATTTTGTCCTCCTTACTTTGAAAGTGTAACTATTAACGAAACATATAATATTATAAAAGCATTAGATGATTGGATATATAATAACTTAAAAGGTCGATATTATATCGGAAAGAACCTAATATTATCAGATACTACAATAACTAAAAATGCACAAATATTAAATAAAATAAAAATTGGATTTGAAAATCCAAGTGAACTAAGTTACTTTATGTTAGCTTGTCCACTTTTAAAATATAATACATAGCATATAGATAATTATTATTAAAGTAAGGAGAACACTAAATGACTGAAGCAGAACAAGAGCAACAGAGCCAAGATCTTTCAATACAAGATCTTACTATAATGAAAGGCATTATTGATGTTGCTAGTGAAAGAGGATCTTTCAAGCCCGGCGAAATGGCCGCAGTCGGCACAGTTTATAATAAATTAGAAGCATTTCTAAAAAATATTGAAGAACAACAAAAAGCACAATTAGCTGCCGACAATGCAGAGGAGACTAAGTCAGATGCCTAGTTTAAAACATATTGGAAGAATTCATAATAATCAAAAAAGAGCAATAGTTGCATATCGTACATTGCCTGGAGACGCTGAAAGTGCATTAGTTGTATTAACAGAATCTCTTCCAGCTGATGCACATGACGCACTAGTAAAACTAGTTGAATCAGCAGCTGGTCAACAAGCATACGAACTAGCCGAAGCTATGGAACGTGCATATCTTCCTGACGGTATGAACATGCTATATGGATTTCATAAAACTGGATGTCTTAGGAAAGTTGCAACCAAAGAAATTGAAATGCTACCTGATGCAAAATCAAGTATAAAGTTAGATGAACTTAATAAAATGATTGCTCAGCAAAAAGGTGTTAGTATAGAAGACCTTGCAATAAAATCAAAAAATCCTGCTGATAATGTAGAAAAACCTGTTGAGCAGACTATTAATCCGGTGGAACAATATACTGAAACTACTAAAACTTCGGATGTACTCACTGACGATGATCTTGCTGCAAAATATCGTAGCGATGCAGATCGATTAAGTAAAGAAGCTGCTGCTTTACGTAGGCAAGCCGAAGAATTAGTTCCTACTAAGAAAAAGAGGACGGCAAAAGTCGAAAAGAGTGACTAAACGCAAGGATCAAGATTGGGAGGAAATATTTGATTCAATTGATGTTGAATACCTTCCAATTGAATATGTAAAAAGTATTGCAATTCGTTTTAATGATAAGACAATCTGGGATATTGATATTAACGATAGTAAGCAAAGTAAATCAATAGAAGAAATTGAACTTATATTAGAACAACTGTTTGAAGAATATCAACAGTCAATTAGTTCCATTGATTACACACTAGATTTTAGTAGAATAAAACACGATCTTAGTAAAAGAGTATATAGATTCCTTAAATTAAATAAGTAATAATCTTCTGATAAATATGTTATCAGGAGAGCTATATTATGAGATTACGTAGAGGAACCGACGTACAACGACAAGAAATTATATTTGAAGTCGGCGAATTAATATACGTTACCGATACTAAAGATGTTTATGTTGGAGATGGCGTTACTGCTGGCGGCATTTTGATGCAAGAAGTATCAGTACAAGGAACACAGGGATCTATAGGAGTTACTGGATCACAGGGTACTATTGGCGCAAATGGGTTACAAGGTATTACAGGACAAGTTGGATCAACTGGAGCTCAAGGAGCATCTGGTTCTGGGTATACTGGGTCGCAAGGTATTGCTGGAGAACAGGGTGGAATAGGCTCAGCAGGCATTCAGGGAAATGTTGGACTGCAAGGAATAGCTGGTGAATTTGCAGCACTAGGGTATACCGGTTCAAAAGGCACTGATGGAAGTACTGGAGTTCAAGGATCTCAAGGAACTGATGGCGCAGTAGCTTCAGTTGGATATACCGGATCACAAGGAACTACTGGAACACAAGGAGCAACCGGTGCTGGAACACAAGGTACAACTGGTGCTGGAACACAAGGTATAACTGGATCACAAGGAACTACTGGATCACAAGGTACAACTGGATCACAAGGAACTACTGGATCACAAGGTACAACTGGTGCTGGAACACAAGGAACTACTGGAACACAAGGTACAACTGGATCACAAGGAACTACTGGATCACAAGGTACAACTGGTGCTGGATCACAAGGTACAACTGGAACACAAGGAACTACTGGATCACAAGGTACAACTGGTGCTGGATCACAAGGTACAACTGGAACACAAGGAACTACTGGTACTACTGGTCTTCGAGGATATACCGGTTCAAGTGGAGCACAAGGAACTACCGGTTCGTCAGTTAATTTTTCAGCAGTAAATCAAGCTATTATTCCTGACACTAACGTAACATATGATTTAGGCTCATCTACACATAAATGGAAAGATTTATATCTAAGTGGGTCAACATTACATCTTGGTGCATCAGCTACTATATCTGCTGGTTCTGGATCTGAAATAGTGTTACCGTCTATTAAAGTTGGAACTGGAGATAACGCTGTTAAATTATCTGCTAGTGCAACTGGTGCATTACAAACACAATCTGTAGTAGGCGGCGTGTCACAATCAGTACAGCCAGCAGGAGGTACTGTACAAGTTGCGGATCTTGCTGCTATGCAAGCAATTGCTAATCCTTCAATAGGTGATATGGTTAGTGTTGTTTCTAATAAAACAATTTATATGTACAATGGTACTGGATTTTATAAAATTGCTGTAATGGTAAACGAAAGCCCAAGTGCAATTACAGGCGTTGATGGATCGTATTCTCTTGCAACAGATGGAACCGCCACAACTATTACTGCTATATCTTCAGATCCTGAAGGAAGAGCATTAACTTGGTCTTACGCTGTTTCATCTGGTTCATTAACAAATGGTGGCGGTGCTACTGCAACTGTAACACAAGGAGCCGGATCAAACAGTCATATATTTACAATTACTCCTACCACGAATCCTGCATATGAAGGATCCTTTAGTATAACCTTTAATGTCACTGATAATGTAAATGGCGCTGTTAATGCAGTAAGCGCATTTACATTATCATTTGTCGTAACAAATTCAAGATATACAGCATTGGCAGTTAAAGCAACTAATACTGGATCGAATCAAACTTTTGACGATGCATCCACATCAAATCACACGATTACTGCCAGTGGAGATGTAACAGCATCAACATTTAGCCCATATCGTCATGATGGATATTCATTGAAATTTGAAAACTCGGCATCAGATGATAATAATATAAAATTTAGCAATACAACAGGTTCGGGTGCCGTTGCTGCTTCAGGCGAATTTTGTGTTGAAACATGGGTAAAATTTACAGTCAGCGCACCACCGGCGGGCAGCCCGAATGCACGAATTTTTGCATCTAATGGAAGTGGCGGGAACGCAACAGATAACCTTCAAATTTTTATTGAGTATGGTGGTTCATATACAGGGAGCGTTACTGTATATAGTAACGACTTTATTTATCGGGGAACTACAAACAATGGCACATCAGAAGTTATAAACGATGATCAGTGGCATCATTTAGCCGTGACAAGAGACTCTTCAAATAATTTAAGGTGGTTTATAGACGGGACTTTAATTACTACTATTGCAAGTAATACAACCACTTTTCAATTTGAAG